GCGCCCACCATTACCCTGAACGGCAACGTGAACGTGAACGGCAACCTCACCCTGGCCGGCGCGCTGGCGGCTGGCCCCGGGTCTTCTGGCTCCGGCGCCGTTCTTCAGGGCAACTTTCAGATCGACGGCAACGTGGATCTGTCTGGCGGCGATGTAACTGCAGACGGCATAAGCCTGAAAGGCCACACCCACACTGGCGACTCCGGCGGCAACACAAGCCCGCCCAAGTAGAACCACTGCCAGCGGCCCATGCTGGCGGTGTAGCCGATCATCATTGGCATGAACGGCAGCGACTCCAACACAGGCAAAGCCCTTTCCGGGCTTGACCACTTGCGGCAATCGATCCGGGACATTCTGACAACCCCGATCGGCACCCGAGTTATGCGCCGCGATTACGGCTCCCGGCTGTATGAGCTGGTGGACGCGCCCCTGAACGAATCAACCACTATCGAGATTTACGCGGCCACAGCGGAAGCCCTGGCCAAGTGGGAGCCTCGATTCAAAATGACCCGCGTTCGGGCCTCATCCGCTGCCCCGGGAAAAATCACCATCGATCTGCAGGGCGAGTACGTGCCAACCGGCGCGCCCGTGAACTTTGACGGCATTGAGGTTACCTGATGGCTGGAACAATAAACCTGGCACAACTGCCCGCGCCCAATGTTGTTGAAAATCTGGACTACGAAACAATCCTGGAAGAGCGCCGCCAGGCCTTCCTGAACTTGCTGCCAGCTTCTCAGCAGGCCGAGGTTGCCGAGGCCCTGCAGATCGAGAGCGAGCCGATCACCAAGCTGCTGGAGGAAAACGCATACCGGGAAATGGTATGGCGGCAGCGCGCCAACGAATCCGCCAAGGCGGTCATGTTGGCCTACTCATCCGATGAAGATCTGGACAACCTTGCCGCGAATTTCGACGTGGAGCGGCTGGTGATTGATCCGGGCGACCCGGACGCCACCCCGCCGGTACCGCCAATCTATGAAAGCGACGAGGATCTGAGACTAAGAGTTCAGCAGGCGTGGGAGGGGCTGAGCGTGGCAGGCCCGCGCGGCGCTTACGAATTCAAGGCACTTTCTGCTGATGGCCGGGTGTCAGATGCCACCGCAACGAGCCCATCACCAGCGGAGGTTCTGGTAACCCTGCTGTCCACCGAGGGAGACGGTGCGGCCACACAGGAAATCATCGACATCGTTGATCAGGCGCTGTCAGCCGAAGACGTTCGGCCAGTGGGAGACCGGCTCACAGTTCAGTCTGCGACCATCGTGAATTACCAGGTAGACGCAGCCCTTTACGTTTACCCAGGGCCTGAGCAAGAGCCCATTCTTGAGGCGGCCCAGCAAGCTCTGGACAAGTACATAAGCGCCCAGCGAAGGATTGGCCGCGATATCCGAATTTCAGCCATTCACGCAGCCCTGCATGTTGAGGGTGTCCAGCGTGTGGAGCTTGCGCAGCCCGCCGCTGACGTTGTGTTGACTGAAACCGAGGCGGCGTACTGCACCGCTGTCAGCGTAGCCATTGGGGGCTCTGATGAGTGACGAGCGGGAACCGTTGCTGCCCGGCAATGCCAGCCCGCTGGAGCTGGCAGCCGCTGAGGCGCTGGCGGAAATCCAGCGCGTTCCGATTCTGCTACGTGATTTGTGGAATCCGCACACCTGCCCGGCAAAGCTGCTCCCTTACCTCGCTTGGGCCTTCAGTGTAGACCGCTGGGATACCGGCTGGAGCGAAGCCGCAAAGCGCGATGTGATCGCCGCCAGCTTCTACGTGCACAGCCGCAAAGGAACAATATCTGCCCTTCGTCGTGTCGTTGAACCCCTGGGCTACCTCTTGGAAGTCATCGAGTGGTGGGAGACCGAGCCAGCGGGCACCCCGGGAACGTTTGCGCTCAAGATCGGCGTTCTGGATAAGGGCATAACTCAGGAAATGTACCTGGAGCTGGAGCGTCTGGTAGACGATGCCAAGCCGGTAAGCCGCCACATCACCGGCCTGGACCTCGCCGGTGAAACCTTCGGCACGTTTTACGCAGGAGCGGCCACCTATGATGGCGACGTAACCGCCGTACTGCCGTACCAGCCCGGCACCCTTATTTCCACCGGAACCATACACCTGGGCATAGCCACAGACAGTAACGATACAACCACGGTTTACCCGCTATAGGAGCACCCATGGCACAATTCCGAACCCTGCTAACCGACATTGGCCAGAGCAAGCTGGCCAACGCCGTGGCCTTGGGCCAAACCATAGAAATCACCGAGCTGGCCGTGGGCGACGGCAACGGCTCATCACCTACGCCAGAGACCAGCCGCACCGCACTGGTGAACGAGGTCCGCCGCGCGCCCATCAATCTGAGCGAGATTGACGACCAGAACCCCAACTGGATCGTGGTTGAGCAAGTGCTACCGCCCGATGTAGGCGGCTGGACCATCCGCGAAGTCGGCATCTATGACGTAGACGGTGACCTGATCGGCTACGGCAACTACCCGGAAACTTACAAGCCGGTGCTGGCTGAAGGCTCAAGCCGAACCCAGACCATCCGGTTTGTTATGGAAGTGTCCGACACCGCGGCGGTCACCCTGAAAGTGGACCCTTCCATAGTGCTGGCCACCCGGGGCTATGCAGACGATATCGGCGAAGCCGCCGCCCAGGCACTGAGCCAGCACGAGCAAGGCCGTGGCCACCCCACCGCTACCACCAGCGCCCAGGGCATGGTCGAGTTCGCAGACCAGGCAGAACACCTGTCCGGATCTCGTGGCGACCGAGCGGCAACCCCTGCAGGCGTTAAATCCGCACTTGATGCCCGCGCCTCAATCACTGGCTTCAAGCTGACAATCATCGACGGCATGCTCGCTATGGAGAAAACCTGATGCACGGCTTCCCGAAAGTAATCAACACCCGGCAGGACATTGATCATCTGCTGCAATTCCTCGACAGCAAATGGGCGACCCGGGAAAACATAGACCGGGCCATGAGCTACCTGCAGGGCCTCAAAGACGGCACGCAGAGCTACCAGTTTGACCGCGTGCTCGAGGAGGGCGAAGCCCCAGACGGCGATTACCCGGATTACCTGGTGCTGACAGATGAAGACGGCACCCGGCGCCAGCTGGCCCTGGCTCACGACCCGAATGCTGCGCTGTACCGTTTGGAGCTGAGCGAAACCGAGGTGGACCAAATTCTTAACGCACTGGAGTCTCGATAATGCAAACCGGAGATAGCATCGTAGTGCCGGCGCTTGCGGCTGGCTTTGCTTCGCTGCTGGGGCAGATATCAAAAGGAACCGGCGATACCGTCAACATACCAGAAGGCGCCGTGAACATCGGCGGCAACGGCTACGGCTATTCCGTGCGACCGAGATCTGACTGGGACCCCTTGGCTAACAGCGACGGCACATTTGCATCCCTTAGCCTTGGCGACGATATCTGCATTTACGCAGCCCAGTCAGCAACCGGCGCTGCCGACCTGATCGCCAGCAAAAACACCACATTCCCGGACGGCTACACCGCAGACAACACCCGCAAAATCGGCGGCTTCCATGTTGGCCGCGTTCGCCCGTTCTCCGAGCGCTATAACGCATCGTATGTGCCAGCCGCAGGCATCGTGCCAAATAGCGTGTGGGATCTGCACCACCGCCCAGTGTGCGACCCAAGTGGCTTTGCTGAGATGCCTGACGGCCGGTGGATCTCGATTTACCTGCTGTCCGAAGGTTCCGGTACCGGTGCCGGGGTTGTCCCGGTCAGTCGATACGGCGCGACGCCAATTAAAGACGACATCTACGCCCGGAAGGATTTTCCGAACCTTCTGCAAAACGCCGGCATGTACGCCCCGGATGTGCAGCTGTTCCGCTGTTACGCCCAGGGCGCGCCCCAGGGCAGCGACAGCAACAACGACACCGCCTGGAGCGCCACCAGTAACAGCGGCCCAACTACCACCGGTGCAGTCGCCAAGGCCGTCAGCCAGTACAACATCGTGGACGCTGTTGGCAACCTGTGGGACTACCTCTCTACCGAGTACAACACCGGCGCCGCGTGGAACTGGGATCGCTCCGTAGTCAACACCGGCATCGACGCCAGCCACCCGCGTGGCGAGGTCTACCACGACAACTGGCGCAGCGCCATCGGCGGAGGCAGCTTCGGCTACGGCGGCCGTGACGGTGCCGGGTGCGTGTACTGGCACGGCGTTCCGTGGCACTCGTACGGCAATGTTGGTGTTCGTGGCGTCAGTGACCCCCTTCCCCGTGGCGCGTGATAAGGCCGCCCGGCAGGGCGGGCTGGAGCTGTTGAACCGGGCTGAAGACCTGATCATGGAAATGGCCGGGCCGATACAGCGCATGCCCAGGAGCTACCGGCACAGAGCAGGCGCCATGCTCGAAGAGCGGTTGATGGAGTTGGCAGAGCTGATCATAGAGGCTGCGGCCTCTGGTCAGCCGAGCAAAGTCTACCGCCTGCAGGAGCACATCCGGAAAGTAAAATTCCGGATATCAGTAGAGGCGAAAAAGGAACTGATTCGCCCGAAAGTAGCTGGCAGCGTGATGCGCGAGCCGAACCCTGAAGACGACAGGGATTTCGGCGGATCGCTGTACCAGATTGAAGCCATGGTCGGAGCCTGGCGCGACAGGATCGACCAAAGAAAACAGGCCAAGGGGGTTTAGGCGCAGCGCCATCGGCGGAGGCAACTTCGACAACGGCGACCGTGACGGTGCCGAGTGCGTGAACTGGAACAACAATCCGTGGAACTCGAACGGCAATGTTGGTGTTCGTGGCGTCAGTGACACCCCACACATAGAGAGAGTGTCGAAAGCTCGGCACTACCTAGAACCCCTGAAGGGGGTCAGCCCCTTGGTCCGGGTCTCTCCCTGAGAAACCAAACCGTGAATTAGCGACCCGGCGCGAATAGGTCTGCCGAAAGCCCCGGGATCGCTCCCTATCCATTTGGAGCTGTAATGGGCAGGAAAGCCAAAAACCTAATTGAAGAAGTGGCGGACTGGAACAATCTGGTAGCCGCCCACAAATTGTGCCGGCGCGGGAAATCCCGAAACCGCGAGGTTCTGGAGTTTGAGTCTGACCTATGGGCGAGCCTGGGCGCGATTCAAAACGAATTGCTCTGGGGCATGTACGAGATTGGCGACTACCGACACTTCCTGGTCTACGACCCAAAGCGCCGCGAGATATCCGCTGCGCCCTACCGTGACAGAGTGGTGATGCAGGCCATCTGCCGCGTGTGCGAGCCGATATGGACCAACGCCCTGATTCCGGACACCTTCGCCTGTGTTCGAGGCCGTGGCGTCTATCAGGCGATAAGCCGCTTGCAGGGCTGGATGAGATACTACCGAAGGCGGGGCGAAACAGCCTACGCCCTCCACATTGACGTGGCCGGATTCTTCCGCAGCATCCCGCACAGCGTGGCAAAGCGAGTGATCCGCCGCCGGATCGCCTGCCCGCTCACGCTCAAGGTGCTGGACAACATCATAGAAAGCATGCACTCCGGCGAACCTGGTATCGGAATCGCCACTGGCAACCTGCCCAGCCAGTGGGTCGGCAACCTAACGCTGAACGAAGTGGACCAGGCAGCAAAACGAAAAGGCCAGATCGCTCACTATATGCGCTACATGGACGACATCATCATCCTGAGCGCTGATAAAGAGCAGCTGCGCCAGTGGCAAAGGGCCATCGAAATGGAGTTGCACAAGCTGGGCCTGCGCGCTGGAAAGGTCAACATCCGGGAGGCCGAAGGCGTTACCTACGTCGGATACCTGATCTGGAGCTTCAGCGCCTGCGTGAAAGGACAGACCCGCCGAAGAATTCGCCGCCGAATGCGAGGCTTGCAGAGCAGTCTGGCCAAAGGTCATATCAGCAAAGCCAGAGCCCGGGACAC